CTTATTTATTTTAGTCATAACTTAAACAAATTTAGTTAGAAATTTCTTAATGCTTGCAAATATACTAACATCTTCATCAGATGCAGTTTCAGAGGTTTCATTAATAGACATAGGTTCAACACTTCTTGTAGCACCACCTACTCTAAAAATGGGATGATTTGTTCCATCACCTTGTATCTGCATATACCCAATACCATCCCGGTAAGCTACTTGTGTAACACTAACTGACTTAGAAGTAGCACCAGAATAACTTGCAGTTACAGTAGCAGTTTTTGCTCCAATAAGATTACTAGCTGCTGTTAATTTATTACCATTTAATGTAAAACCTCCCGGATTAGTTGTTAAAGCTAATGTTGGAGTTGCACTTTCACTTGTTGCTGTTCCAGTACTACCTGATGTATAAACAGGAGTTTTAGAACGAGTACAACTCGAAGTGATTGTAGAAGTACCACCGGTTGATGAAAGAGAAGTAGGATTAGCAGAAATACTAATATTCCAAGAACCATAATTATAAGAATCTATTGCGTTGGCAGCTTGATAAATATACATTGTTCCACTTGCAGATTTGCCATTAGCCGACCAAGTAACAACTTGACTTTTAACAGTAGTTTGAGCTGAAACAGTTGTACCCTTCGAAGAAGCAGTAGCAGTAATAGAAGCTACATTCGGAACAACATTAGCAGTTCCACTTGAAGCAGCTTCAGTAGTAACATCTTTTGTAGCACCAGATGTATATTCATAAGTAGTAATAGTAGCAGACTTGTTCCAACTTTGAGTACCATTTCCAGCTTTAGCAGTAGCCGAACCACCACTTGCAGGAATCGTAGCATTCGTAATTGTACCAGCTGTTATATTACCATATGTATAAACACCACCAGAAGTAGATTTAACAGTTTTACTGTTTACTATACTCTTAGAAGCAGTAGCTGACTTAGAACTATCTCCGTCATTTACAGCTTTTATAGTAACAGTATCAGTAGTTTCATTAGTTCCCATATTACTATGAGTAATCGTATTTCCAGATAAACTGAATCTACTATTACCGTTAGCAGTCATAGAAATTGATAAACTACCACCAACGCTTCGTGTTTGATTCGGGCCAATAGCACCAGAACTATACAAAGCATTATAAGTTTCAGTATTAGTAACAGAAGCACTTACCTTCGTAGAACCACCAGCCGCTGTTAAACCACTACCGATACTTATAGTAGGAGTTCCGTAAGCAGTAATTCGAGGATTGTAATTACTATTAGTTACTTTATTTTCAGCTTGATAAATATTAAGAGTTTTCTTGGCAGTTACACTACCCTCACCAGTGTAAGTTACAGTAACTTGTCCAACCTTAGTTCTTGCCTTAACTGTAGTTCCAAGAGAAGAAACTGTAATTTCACTTGTTTTTGAATAGGTAACTGTACCAGCACGAGTCGAACCAGATGTATAACTAATTGTCTGCGACATATTAGAAATACTGGTCGAAGAAGTTCCACCACTTGCAGGAATATCAGATGCTAAAACAGAACCACCTGTTAAAGTACCATAAGAAGCCTCATTGGCTTCTTGATAAATAGTAATAGTTGATGATACTGTTTGACCATCAAATGTATTTGAATATTTACCAGTTACAACTATACTTCTCTTACTACCAACTGCTATAGTTCGATTGCTTGCAGTAACTATAACACCAGATATAGAAAATCCAGTAGCACTTCCTGATAGAACTGGTGTAACATTATCTGTACTAACTAAATTACCATTACGATATGTTTTAAGTACAGCTGTAATAGTTGCAGTTCCACCTTTTGCGGCAATTTCAGTATTATCACTATTTAACGTTAAATCATATGTATAAGTAGATGCTTCTTGTTCAACAGTAAGAATAACTTGTTTACTGGAATCTTTTTTACACTTTCCAATAAACTTCATACTTCTTTTAGAAGTACCCTTTTGAACAGGTGATGAAATTTTAACAGTCTGATTTCCTTGAAAAGAGGGAGATTCAATATTAATTGAATCTCCACTCCCGTCATTCCATTTATTAGTGATAACACTCATAAATGATTAATTAATTTATTCAGCAGGTTCGAATGTCCATTCGTCATTAGACAGAACACTCAGAGTCTGCTCACCACCACCCTTCGGAATAGTAACAGTTGCGGTAGTTGTACCCTGCGAATTGAGATACAGATAGCTGTCACCAAGAGCCTGAGTAATCGTAATCGTTTTAACAACAGAAGCACCTTCACCTTTAATTTCAAGCGTTGCGCTTCGAGCTTTGATAGTTTCATTCTTCGGAACTACAATAGTTACATCATAGGTGTATTCACCTTTAGCACCGGGGTCACCCGTAATAGCAGTTCCAGAAGTAGCATTAACACTACCATTAACTTTATAAGAGGTTACGTTAGGAAGACCAAAATTAGTTTTCCATGTAAACGTGAGAATCTTCGAGTTTGACTTACCAGTTACATGAATGGTTTCACCACCCTTTGCAACACTGATACTCAAACCATCAGGAGTAATGTATTCAGCAGCTGCCGTCTCAACAACAGTTACGGTAACACTATTCGACTTTCCAACAATCTTACCGGAAATTTTAGTAGTACGATTTGTACGACCAGTATAAGGACTCACAGAATCAATCTTAATCTGTGCATTTCCAGTACCAGTTTTAGGAACCCATGATAAATAACTCGGAATAGTTGCCATTTGTTTTTTTTTGGTCGATTAACTATAATAACAAACTAATTACCAAATTCCCATTCAGCTGTATCACTTGCGAAAACAGTTATAGTATCATGATAATTATTATCTTTATTTAGAATAACAAGAGTTTTATCAACAGCTAATTCTACAACAGGTTCATCTATTGGCCAAACTTTTTTACCATTAAGCCACATATCAAGAACCTGCCGACGATTACCATTAAGCATTACGACAGCTTCCGTAGCTCGTTCAAGAAGATTAAGTTGTGCCATAGTTGTAGAATTTTATTAACTTTGTGGTGTTTCAAGAGCAGTCACACGACTTTCCAAAGAAGTATAATTACTCTCTAATGTACTTACTTTACCACTTAAAGTAGTAACAGTTTCTTGTAATGTATTAACAGTACCTTCAAGAGTTTCTACTTTTGTTTGTAATTCTTGAACAGTTGAAGATTCAGCCTTAGTGGCTAAACCTTCAACTACAAAAGTAATTAACTTCTGAAAAGCACCAGTTTTCGGAGGCCAGTTTAAGGCACAAAATACTTTGCGAATTACTGATTCTTTCATATTATTAAACCGTTAATTAGATTCGACATCACCAACCCTAAATATAGGATGTTTAGTACCGTCACCTTCGATTTGCATATAATCAATACCATCGTTTTCAGATACTGGTTCAGGTACTAATTCAATAGTTGTAACACTATGATTTGCAAGATTATCATAACTTTGATTATATTCAGTGTAACCATCACGTCTAACCAAAATTACAACATTTGAATCATAAGTACCACTAATATGAGCTATACCTTGATAATCAGTAACGATAGTTTTAACAGAAGAATTAAACCTGCAACTAATACCTGTGGTAATAGGAGCTTTAGTAACAGAATCTATAAATTTAAGAGCTATATAGTCTTGACCTTCTTTCGGATGTAAATCAATATAATTGACAACAGCTTCAGAAGGTTCATCTGCAATAAATGTTATAGGTTCGGTAGCTTCATAACGATTATTATCTAACGTCTTATAATTACGTTCGAAACCTATTGGATTAGCTTCACTAACATAACCATCTTCTGATGAACTACAATTACCTATCTTTTTATTAGTTTCATCATAAATAGTATTCGTAATCATACAGCCAGTTAAAGCATCACGAGTACGAACTTTAATAAGACCGTTATTATTACGAAGACATAATATCTCAACTGTTTTATCAGTATCAAATACTACTTCTTCACTACCAATATGATACCAATCAGAAGATAATGGTAAAGCATAATAAGTTATAACACTATCTTTATTTCTTGTGATTACTAAAGGTTCATCAGGTCTGGTTGTACCAACAGTATCTCCAGTACTCGATATCTCTTTAATATCAGCAGCTAAATAAAGTTTATTATCATCATAAATTTCATAAGCCTTGATAGTTACAGAAACCTCTTCGGGTTCAGGCGGTAACTCTTCAAGTACAATAGTAACACTATGTTCACCAGTAGAATTAATCGTACCAGTTCCAGTGTTAGTTATATAACCAGTTTTAGAAGCTCGGAAATCAACACTTGTTCCAACTGGAACTGTAACAACCTCAGATTTACCAGTGGTCGATTCATCATTACCAAGAGGTTTCCAACTACTTTCAGTACTGAGCTTATACTCAAACGTAACACCATCTAAAGCAGTAGATTCAGTATTTACAGCAGTTGCATAGATAGTACCAGTTTGAACTGGAACTTTATCCATTTCAACAGTAACTTCTGCGGTAGGAATTGCATAAGTTACCAGTTGTTCAACTTCTATATAACCCGACGAAACAAACCTTAAAATTCGGCTCGTATTGATATCCCCGGTGAGTTGTAGCGGCGTATCTTTTGTGACTTGACCTAATATACCACCCGTGTCCTTATCATAGACGTATGCGGCTATTTTGGCCTTTGTTTCGCTATCGACTACCGTAAGACTTACAGCACCTTGTTCAACTGGTAGAGCTGTAAGAGTAATATCACGAACTATATTCTCATCTAATGTAATACGCTCTTCATAAGTTTCATATCCACTTGCACCAACCTGAATTAAAATATCACGCGGGTCATAAGTTTCATATGTAAGAGTACCAGTACCTTGAGCAATAACTACATCAGAAGGTTTATCAGTAAATATAATTAAAGCATTATCAGGAGTTGCATTTACAGTTAATGTTTTTTTAGTCTTAGGTGTAAGAACAACATTAATTGTCGTATCTTCAATACCTACATCAACATAAACATCTTTTGTAATGTAATTCTCTTTTTCTACAATATAATGTAAACGACTTTGAATTAAACATTCAAGACTTGCACTGCCAACACCTGCCGATTCTTTACCTTCCGAATTAATCATTCGTATAATAGAATCAACCGGAACAGCTTCAATCTTAATTGTTATATAATCTTCTTCATTTCGAGGAATACGAATCCAAAGTGTACCATCTTCAAACGTAGTAGGAATTTCACTTGTAACTTCAATTTGATTAATACTGTTGCTACGAACATGATTATTATGTTCTACAACAATACCATAAATCTCATTAATGGCATCTACAATACGTTTATTATCAGTAACAAGTTCTTCAGAAGTTTTATCTTGCTTATTAATAAGCAAACCTTGAAGTTCTTGAGCTTTTTGTTTTAATTTCTCAATATCACTTGCGGCAGTTGGTAAACCAACTTGTGCGGCAGTAACTCTATGAGGATTATTATAATTACGAATATGAGCATTAAAATTATCTTTGTCATTTTCGTAATCTTCTTTATCAAGTTTCTTGTTTATAGCAGCCCAAACATCTTGAAACTTCTTATTAACTTCTGTAACATGATTGTTAATCCAAACATTCAACTGTTTGAACCAACCTTTAACCCTATTTTCAAGAGCATCAATATACTCTTTCTGAGGTCGAGATACAGGTTTATCCATATCGGCAGTGTTATCAACATTGCCAAGACCAACTTGTTCTTTTGTTACCTCATGAGGATTAAACTTATTATTAATATGTTCAAATAAAAGTTTTGTAAGTTGTTCAACAGGATTTAAATCCTCAGCTGTAAGCTCACGAACATATACTTGAACATCAAGAATCTCATTAACAGCATCATTAAAATCAAAATTGGTCTTTACATTCGTCCGATAAATCCACCAAGATTTACCCTCGTGAACATAAATACCAGTAAGAGTGAATATCTGATTACTTATGATACCTTGTACTGTAATTGTATGTATAGAACGAACAATCGGTACAAGTATATAAAGATATTGTTGAGTTGATTTAACCCACGGAACTTTATATTCATAATGTCCTACATTAATATTTCGAGATTCAAACTCGGTAATCTTTGCAGAACTAATATCAGATTTTTCAGTTAGCTTAAATAGAGCACTATTATCGTAAGCAGTTACATTAGTTAAGTCTATTTCAATCCTCTCCTTTGTCCTATATAAATATAGGTGGCCGTTCTTTCGATAGTACATATATAATGTAGGAACTGTTTTAACACCAGCACCTTCACCATCTACTGTACCAATATATTCTCCGGTTTGGCCATTATAAACACTCGGATATACACCATCTTCAAGCACACCGAGCGCTACAACATTTCGAAGATTAATTACTGCCATACCAAGAACAATAACGAAATAAATACTCCAACTACAAAGTTAATAATAATAGGATGGATTTTAAGACCAGTTATTGCTTTCTTTCTTGCAGCTTGAATACTACAAGTAATGATTTGATAAGCTAATGTAATCCATAAACTCATAAACCAAGTAGCAACAGTAGCCTTAAATAAAATACCTACGACAGTAGCAATGACGAAACCAATAATAATATCGTCTTTATGTTCTGAATAATAACCACTTAAAAAAGTAGTTATTTTATTCCATATTTTCTTTATCATAATACTAATCGTATTTATTGTTATATGACGATTAATAATAATAATGGTGCAACTTGTATGGCTCGGCCTGCGGCCTCGCTCCCCGGTGGGGCAGGAGGTTGCACGCCCACTTGTCACATAACATTAGCATCATTAAGAGAATAACTCCTAACACCACAATTAATAGCATTAGGAGTTATCCTTGTGGTTACATTTTTAACAAATCAATTTCTTACTTAATGAGTGCTAATACCCCTTCAAGTGCAGTAATTGCAGAAGTTTTAGTATTGTCAATAGCAATAAATTGAGTAACCTGTAAACCCTCTGTATGTAAATTAAAGGGATGTGTGAAATCAGCACGAGAAGTAATTACATAAGTGTCATACATAACACCCTCGGTAGCTGTAAAAATATCACCATAAACACGGTCATATTCCTTGAAATTAGGATTATAACCTACGCCGGCAACATCTGCTTCTTTCTCAAGTTTAGCAACTTGGTCATAAGTACCAACCGGAGTTTGATTCTCAGTACCCTCTTCAAGCGTAGCACGAAGAATACCATCAAACGTCACATAATACTCAAAACCTGCGGCGCCAGTGAACGTAACACTTGCTTCGGTGAAATCATCAATCTTAATACTATCAGCACCAAAACGAGCATTAATCTTAGTTAAAGTCTTTTCAACCTCAACTTTCAGACGAGCAATAATATCTGCACTTGCTTCGTCAATTCCGTTGATAGTTACGCTGGCATTGTAAACTTCCAGAGGATAACCACCAAAAGAATTAATAGGTTTGCACGAGATAATAACCTCAGCATCGAAACCTTGATAACCAATACCACGATTAGCTACGAGATTCGTAAACTTATACGTTTTACCAGCAGGAGCAAGATACTTTTCCTTATGTTGCTTCGACCACTTAGGATTAATCCAAACGCCGCGTTTAACCTTGCCATCACCAAGACCAAGAACAAACTGCAACATCTCATCATCCTTTACATCCGAAGCAGCTGTAACGACTTTACCAGCCGAATTAAGAAGAACAGCTTGTCCGCGAGTCAGCTTGCTAACATCATTATTAGCAAGTGTTGTCAGAAAATCATTTGCGACAATTACACTTTTCATTTTCTATTCTAAATTTGATTGTTGTTTAACAGCACTAAAACTGTCATCTTTAAGAACAAGAAGAATATCGCTAACTACACTATCTATGAAATCAGGTGTAACTTCCATATCTGACATTTGGTTAATATCAATATTAAAAAGACGTGGCTTCTTAATATATGAAATCTTAACCGCATCAACACAAAAATCATCACCATAATAAACAAACAGCCTATCATCAACAAGTTCACTTATTGGATTAAGATGTCTATTTTTATTACCATAGAAGTTGTTTAGAGTAGCTCGAATATTTTCGGTAGCAATTAAATCATTTTCAGAAAACTTATTTCCTACATTTACGAACTCGTCATAAGTAGTATTATAAGTAATAACAGGAATGTCTGTATTATTAACTTTTAATGCAATTTCATCTTTTGCATTAGAAGTAATAATAATACAATCTTTATAATAACGACCAATTAGATTCTCCCAATAAACATTGTATTCATTAGAAAGAGTTTGACGTAATCTATCACAAGTTAAACCTGCAATTTCATACAAATCAATCTTATCTGAATCACTATCATAAAGAGAAAGAATATCTGAAATATCAATCTCATTCCCATTAACAATAATTTGTCCATTAAATTCATCACCAGTTAAGGCAATTTTAGACAAATCAATTAGATGATAATACAAATTCTTAACTTCATCATCAGGATAAACCTCATGTAAATTCTCAACAAGTCGAGCTTTACCATAAGTTAATCGAGAAGTAGAAGAAATAAGTTTTAGATAATCACCCGGAAGAATAACGAAAGCTCTATTTGGATAATCCGCATCTTGCTTATCACGTTTAAGTTTAAGCCACGGAGTTTCACGTTTTAATGATTGAATATCATCTACACGTTTTTTACTATCTTCAAGACCTTCGCCTTTATAATTAGTTTTCCTATTTGATTTAGTTTGTATATATTTAACGGCAGCTCGATTCAGCATCATATCAATAAACTGAGGAGCAATACTCCGATGTCTATTAGATGTTATCTGCTGTATTCGTTGCTCTATTTCGATGTGTAACTCTTTTACCGTTTCATACATGACTAACCTTTCAAACTACGATACTTCGCGTTCCACTCGGCAACAATACCTTTGTTGTTATCATTCGAGAAATACGAGATAGCATCATTAATATTATTACCAATAACATTTTCCGGATTAGAAGCATCGACAATGATAGAACTATTCGGA